CTTCCACGAACTTGATTCAATGATCACAAGAGTTGGTACCAACTCCAAGATTATGTTCTGTGGAGATGCCACACAGACTGACTTGGTGAAGACCAATGAGAGGAACGGAATCGTTGATTTTATGAAGATTCTGAAGAACATGCAATCATTTGATATGGTTGAGTTTGAAGCAGAAGACATCTGTCGTTCTGGATTGGTCAAGGAATACATCATTGCAAAACTTGAGTGTGGTCTTTAATGTTTGAACATCTCCCCAATGATTATGAAACACTTGAAAGGGAGACGATTGACGGGGTCAGGTATTACACAGTTCCTGGCTCCGACACTCCTCGTAAATTAGTTTCAATAACTTCTGTCATCAGTCACTTTAATCGCGAGAAGTTTCGTGAGTGGAGACAACGCGTTGGTGAAGAAGAGGCCAACAAGATTACGCGTAAGGCAACCAGTCGTGGCACTGACATGCACACACTGGTGGAACATTACCTGAAGAATGAAGAACTCCCAAGTGTTCAACCACTCTCTGAGTTCTTATTCAAGCAGGCTAAACCTGAGTTAAAACGCATCAATAACATTCATGCTCTGGAACAATCTCTTTTCAGTTTGGAGTTAGGTGTTGCTGGAACTGTTGATTGTATCGCTGAGTTTGATAATGAACTAGCAATCATTGACTTCAAGACCAGTGGAAGAGCAAAGCCAAGAGAATGGATTGACGGTTACTTTGTTCAATGTGCAGCTTATGCTTGTATGTTGTATGAAATGACTGGACAAATCATTGATAAGTTTGTTATAATAATGTCATGTGAAGATGGTGACGTTGTTGTTTATCAAGAGTATGATAAGGCCAAGTATATTAAACTCCTCGGTCAATATATTAGAGATTTTATTGAATCCAAGATCCAAGAATATGTCTGATTCAAATGACAACCTGGAGAAGATTCTTGAGAGTAAGTTCTATTGCCCTCAAAAGTTTGCTCAAGAGATAGAGAAGATTGTCTCAGAGAATAAAGATATGAGATACATGGAAGCAATTGTTTTCTTCTGTGAGAAGAACTCAATTGAAATTGAATCAGTTCCCAAGTTGATGTCGAAGCCTCTAAAAGAGAGACTTAAGGCAGAAGCCATGGAGTTGAACATGCTGAAGAAAACATCTCGTGCCAAGTTGCCCCTGTGATTCCTAAAGTGTCACCTTTCGAAACTTATAAGCAATATCTTTCTCTTAAACAACACTTCACTAAAGAAAAGTACGATTACCATAGGTATGGTGGCAAGTCTCGTGCATCACTTCAATCATTCTACAAACGCAAGGACAGATTTTTCTTTGAGAAATTGAGACGTCAGAAGGATGATCAACAGGTCATTGATTTCTTTGTGTCTAACTTTGTGGGTTGTGATGATCCACAGACTCTTTGGATTGGAAAGATTGTAAAGGATGGAGATGAATGTTATAATCAATGGAGAAGAAGAGTTCAGTCACTCTCTTATTTCTTTAAGGGTGAGATGGAAACTCTTCTGAGTGGAAAGAAGTTTGATTCAATCTTCTCCACAGAGAAAGGTCACCCGTTGATTGTGAAGGAGTATCTATCAAATAATCTTTCACTTGAGTCTCTTGTTATTCTGGATAAGATTCTCAACTACAGAAAGGATCTCGATAAGAGATTGTCGGATCCAGTATGGGAGTTTCTCTCTATGAGAATTAAAAAGTATGAAACCTTTCTAAATATTGACATGTTTCACTATAAAAAACTATTAAAGGAGATGGTATTAAATGGCACTTGATAATAAAACTGCTCTGGAAAACCTTCTGAAACAGAAGGTAGAGATGGAGCAACAACTGGCGCAGGTTGAAGTTCTAAAGCAGAACTATCTTAGAGTATGTGGTGCAGTTGATGTTCTTCAGCAAATTCTTGAGAGTGATGAGGAAGTTGTTGATTCCGAAGGAGAAGAATGAAATTCTTTGATTCTGAGATTGTAAGAAAAGAGATTCTGGACATTCAAGATCTTCAGGATGAGGTGATGGAAGGATCCATTCATCTATTCTCAATGCCGATGAATGAAAAGATTCAACATATCAAAAAGTTGAAGGAACTTCTTACAAAACAACAGACTTATTACACCAGACTTAGTTTGTCTGATGATGATGGAGCTAAAGATCAAAAGAAATATCTTGAAGATTCCGCAAGGGATCTAGGTATTCTCTCTGATGGTGAGAATCTCATGACATCTCTTCAAACAATGCAAGAAACTCTTGATAAAATCATAGAGGAGCTCGAATAACACACAAACACACAACGAATACAAACAATACGGAGAATACAAATGAGTTTTGATAAACTTAAGAAGCAGTCCTCACTGGGCGACCTCACCAAGAAACTGGTGAAGGAAGTGGAGAAAATGAATGGAGGAGGTGGGAGTAACCAAGACGAACGTCTTTGGAAACCAGAGATGGGTAAGGATGGTGTCGGTTATGCCGTCATTCGCTTCCTTCCTGCACCTGATGGAGAGGACCTCCCTTGGGTGAAACTATTCTCTCATGCCTTCCAAGGTCCTGGTGGATGGTACATTGAGAACTCCTTGACCACTCTGGGTCAGAATGATCCTCTTGGAGAACTGAACCGCGAACTGTGGAACAGTGGTAACGATGCAGATAAGGAGACTGTTCGGAAACAGAAGCGTAAGCTTTCCTTCTATTCCAACATCTATGTGGTGAAGGATCCAGCCAATCCTCAGAATGAGGGTAAGGTTTTCCTTTACAGGTTTGGTAAGAAGATCTTTGATAAGATCATGGAAGTGATGCAACCTGAGTTTGAGGATGAAGAACCCATCAACCCCTTTGATTTCTGGCAGGGTGCAAACTTCAAACTGAAGCTTAAGAAGGTTGCTGGTTACTGGAATTATGACAACTCTGAATTCGACAAGCCAAGTGCTCTGTTGGATGATGATGAGGCAATGGAAGCCATCTGGAAGAAAGAAAGTTCCCTTCAGGAAATTATCGCACCTGATAAATTCAAGTCTTATGATGACCTGAAGAAGCGTCTGGATGCTGTTCTTGGCAATAAGAACAAGCCATCTCGTCCCATTGAAGATGAGCCTGTGGCTGAGTCTGTGGAACCTCGCATTTCTGAGGAAGAAGTGTTGAGGAAACTTGAGGCTTCTGCTAAGAGGGAAGTGGTTGAAGACACCCCAGTTGAAAGTGGTGTTGATGAAGAAGACCCCATGCAATATTTTGCTAGGCTTGCAGGGGACTGATCTGAAATTCAACTTTTAATTCCATGCCTGGGGGAAAAATTCTCCAGGCATTTTTTATGCTCTATTACCTTTTTATTCTTACTGGAATAAGCGGATATCATCACCCTTCACTCGACTGGGGGATTCATATTGCGAAGACCCAGAAGGATAAGGCATGATGTTCTCCATGTCATCAATGATAAGACCAACATAGAAGTTCTTCAGAACATAGATGTTTCTTCTGTCGTCCTGAAGTTTGGATTCATAATCCCAGTTGGTGTATTCATCTGTGATTTGTGTGGATATTGTTTCTGTTCCCAATCCACGATCAAAGTAAGTGATACTGAAGTTTCGTGAGACTTCCTTACCTGCCGGAAAGATAAGGTTACCAAGAGAATCTCTTACTTCTCTGGTCTCATAATGATGAACAGCATAGATGTTGTCTTCTGATCCATACTTATTCACAAGATAGTTATCAAATGATTGTTGAGACAGAGGCCACTCGTTCTCAGGATTCACAATGTTGTTAGACAACATAACTAACCAATCGAGATTCTCATCATTGTAGATTTTATAAGCAACCTCATCAGGTCTCTCATCACCAATTACCTTATACTTGTTGAAGAACTGTAGGTCATCAAAGATGTCTGGACGAATTCGACCTCTTCTGAAAAGATTCTTGACCTCAACATAATCATTGATGTTCTTGGTACCAGGAAGACGACTAACGTAGTCGAAGTCTGGAACGTAACGGAAATACTTCTTAGCCATTAGTATCCAGTGCCTCCAGCGTTTTCGTAATCTTGTGCATAAATTGGATCAAGTTCTCCAAACTGCATGTTAATTGAATAGGATGTCATGGAACCATCCACATAAGTCATATAGACATTATCTGGTGTGTAATTGACACGACAATTCATCAAAGCACATGGTTTAATCTTATTCATGTATGGATGTGGTCCATCATTACTAATATATTCCAACTTAAAGATGTTAGGAGTATAGAGAAATAATCCTTGATCAGAATAAGCTGGTGCCATGTTTTTCTTGAAGAAAGAGATGATCTCTTTACATGTTTGTGCTTCGCTTTGGCTTCTGGGTGTGAGTTTAAAATTGAAACTAAACGTTCTTAACTTAGGACCATTAAACAGAAGTTCAAGGTTGGGGTTAATGACAGTTCCTGTTGAACGAGCTGTGATGTTTGCTCCCACGGCCTGTCCAGCAAAGTAAGCTTTCAGGAAAGCTTCATTGTTTGGTTCCGAAAGGATCTTCTGAGCTGATTTTCCAACATTATCGAGAAGATTTTGAGCTCCTCCAATTATATCGAAGTTTGACAGATCCGTGATGGCTCCCATGGCAGCTTGAGCCAGTTCTGCATAGATCATGTTGAGACTGTCACCACCCCAATCGACAGAGTGTGTTTCTTCTAGGTTAGGTTGCATTGGAAGTTGAACCGTTCCCTGAGGTGCCCCAAGTCGTTGTTCTGATGACCCACCAGCGCTGGTGAGTTGTCTGCCCTCTGCTGAATACTTATGAGCAGTAAATGAGATATAATCATAACCAAACTGACCGAGATTGGATTCAGGATATGTCAGTCTCATTGACCTTGAAGTCCCTGGCACCCCAGAGGACCTAGTGGAAGACCTACCACTTACTCTGTCGTCTGGAACAGCTTTCAATGTGGCCCGCACACCTTCGTTGGGAAGTCGATAAGTGGAACCATTGTTTGGTAAGTTACCTGAACCATTGCCTGTGACGTTAGAACGACCAACTCCTCCAGTTATCTCACCCTGGTTCTCGTCGATGTCATAGGCGTAGGGATTACTATCGGTAACATCTCCGTCACCATTTACCAGTTGACCTGTAGTTGGGTTTTGAGTACCAGGAACACGACTTTGAAAGAATGCTAGGTTCTTCTTCTCCCAGTCCAATGTTCCATCGAAGTTTCCTTTGTCAAGAAGAATTCTTGCTCTGTCATCATTAAAGATAGGAACAGCTTCTGTGTAGAACTGGCGTTCAAACTCATCAGATGTCAGTCTCTGTGTTTGAGAACCTTGACGACTGTTATAGAGTTGAAGGAAAAGAGGTTGGTTATCAATGGTCCAAACATAATTATCGGCAGATGCCAGAAGCCGACCCTTCTCGATACCACTTCTCTGTGTAATTTCTACGGAACCATTATCAGTGTCAACATATTCATCGACTCTGAGGTTGTTCCAAATCGTGGTTGATTTTACTTCAGCCATTACGTTGGCACATTTTTAGTTATTTATGGTGAAGTTTTGATATGGAATGGACCTCATATCACTGAGTTCTGCTGGATAAACCAGATAGAAAAGACTTTGAACTTCTTCCCAGTCATAATTTCTGAAGTCACCCCAGTGATAATTTACACCACGGAATCCCCATTCATAAACTTCCAAACAAGCAATCAGAGGAAAGGTGTCATATTCAATTCTGGGAGTCTTTGCTTTGTAAATGAAAGTGTAATATCTACCAGGCAGAGGAACAGGTTCAGGAGGACTGAGCACTTCCATTAAGGCAAGCATCATACTGTCAGATTCACCGAGAGCAGTGATGTCGTCTTTTGTTTCTTCAACTCTATTTATTTCGCTTGCGAGATACTTTCTTTGGTCCATCTAATCCCAGTTCCTTTTCTGTCAGTATCATAAATTCCACACCATTGTCTGCTGCGAATTCTCTAGCGGCCGACCACTTAGCCTGATTTACTTCATAAGTGAGTGATTCATAAAGAAATGATTTGGTTACTTTCTTTCCTCTTACTGGTGGTTTAGTTTGTTTGTAGGGTTTAACTTCAACAACAAATTTCTTCACCTTGCCATTTCTTTGTTTGATTTCAATGAGAAAGTCGGGATAATAACGATGTACCTTTCCGTCCTTAGGTGAGACATAAGGTATTGAGAATTCTTCACTTGCCCATCTCAAAACATTGGGGTTTCTATCAAAGTATCGACAAGCTCTTCT